TTCATACAAAAAAAACTGTGTTAGCAAAGTTAATATTTTATTTTACTCTTTGCTGACACAGTTTAATTTACATCCTCGAATACAACTTGATAACAAAAGCTCTTTCTGAACAAACATCATTTGAGGAAGGTTTCTAACTTTCCAGTACTCCTTAGCCAGTACAGCTGTACTTCCCTGAAAGTACTCCAGTACTTCCATGGCAGTACTGAAGTACTCCTTAGGAAGTACTGAAAACATGACTGAAAGGCTCTATAAAAAGCGGAAACCATAAAAAAGTTTCCGCTTTTTCTTTTGCCATCTCAAAACAAAAACATACATTTGCAACGATCTCCATTTTGTGTAGGCGACGATGGCTCGCTAAATATCTTTGCTGCGGGCATTTTTTATGTCCATAGCTTTGCTATATACCCATAGGGTTCCGACCCCCGTGTGGAGCGTTAATGCGCCCACTGCCTGCACAAGGTGGAGATCAACGGGAAAGCGGAACCTTTTTTGTTTCCTTTCCCGTAATTAACCAACATATTGTTTCATTTTAATTGATCTCCAAAATGAAAAATCAAATTGCCCTGCCTGCAAATCAGGCAAAACAAAGCCGTATATCGTTATGGCTGAATCGTGAAAATGTATTGTTCTCCTCCATCATGGAAGAGAAAGTTTCCAACCGCCAGACTGTGCTCATTTCCCAGGCACTGGCTTCTTTCTGTATCCTAACCTGTTCCGTATTCACCCATTGGCTGGCCGCCATTGCCTGCCTCTGCTGGTTTGCTTGTTCCATTTTACTTTGCAAGAAAGGAGGTTTGCGATGACCGACTCTTCACAGCAACCTATATTCCGTGTCGATAAATACCAGGCATACGAAGAGGAAGCGGTACTGTTCGAACAGTATAGTATTCTTATGTACGGAAGTGAAAAACTATGCTGCACTCGTCCCGAAATGGAGCAGCTCAGTAATTTAATTCAACGCGCTTTGAGCGACAGAAAGGAGGCAGAACATGGCAACCGATAAAATCAAATTCGACAAATATATCCTTCTCCGCTACTTTCAGGAATATCTTCCGGTAGACAAGGAGAGTGACAGTGTTATCTACAAAACATCCCAACAAATTCAGGATGAGCTGTCAGACATGGCAGAAATCAGCATCAACCAGATTGCCGCTACCCTGGTAGAGTTAAATTACAAACTCACCATCGGTCCCGATGGACGGCCGGCATGGATGATGCAGCGCAGATAGACTGTAAGCTTTTAGATGATTACATTTTTTCTACATTTATATCGAGGTGTGGCGTCGTGAGGACGCTGCACCTTTTGTCTTTTTACCCCTTTCCGGAGCCGGGTATCTTTGAGAAAAACAAAGAATTATGCTCACTATTCCACAAGATATACCCGATTTCGTCCTGTCCTCACAGCTGGACAACTTCACAATCAGCGCAGACAAAAGGGTAACCTTTGTGCTGAAGCAAGCAAATACGGTCATTCTGCAAGAAACCTATACTCAGGACGCCAGCAACCAGATACACATTCTTGATTTGTTTTCCCTCATGGAGCCTTACCTTATCGGTTCACCGATGCTTCAGTTCAGCTACGAGGTATCCGCTTCCAGTGAAACCACCATCAGCAAGACCTTCACGGTGCTGTTATGCCGTCCCATCATCCCCTGCAGCGGAGTAGATTTCGTGACAAACTATTTCCTGACGACTTTGGCTGGGCGTGACAAAATAACCTCTTTCAACCGCACGGAAACCCTCTACCTTACTACCGGAAGTTTATCTTCAGGCGGTACGACTATTCCAGTGACGGCAGAATGTGTCTTCGTCAACGACCAGAACCAGCTTCTCAAATCCACCCGTTCACTGGGCAATGTGGCCGACTACGGTATCTGCTCCATAGACGTATCCCCTTCCCGATTTACCCAGTCCGGCTACCGGCTGTTGCGGTACACCATCCTGGCCGGCGCCCGGAAGCAGACCTTCCGCGTAGACCAGGACGAACCGGAATCCGTCGGCCTGAAGTTCCGGAACTCGTTCGGATGTGTCGAGACATTCTACTTTGTGGGCGGAGATACGGTAGAGCCGGAACTGACCCGGAGTGCAGCTTACTTCGCCGGACAATACAAGAACTATTACGTAGACGAGCAGCGCAAGCACACACTCAATACAGGTTACATCCCCGAAGGCATGTTCAACCTGGCCGACGATGTGGCAAGGGCTACCGAAGTCTGGCTGATGGATGAATCAGGCGACATTTCGATAACCATCACCGAAAGCAATACCAGCCGGAGCGATGAAGACGACGGACTGTTTGCTTTCACTGTTTCCTACATCTTCGCATCCCGGTACCAGCAGCGGCTCCGTCTGCTTCCGGACATTTTCGATGACTCATTCGATGACACATACAATTAAAGCCTATGAACGTAATACATATCAAAGACGCATTAAGACTGCTCGAGTCCGGGCAGCCCTGCAACCTGAAGCTCTGGAAGCTCAGCACAGGTGACATTCTGGAATACAAAGGCGCGGTGTGCGTCGGCTCACACTGGCGACAGGGGCTCCATCGGGTTCGCCTTCCGGCATCCGGCGTAATCCGTTCCTTCCGCGACATATCCCTTTTCGAAATTAACAACATGACAATTTACCTTTAATATGGACAAGACAATCCTGCAATACGACGGCGACTTCATGCCTGGTGAGATATTCGACATCGAGGTTTCCAACGTGGCCACCGAAATGGCTTCCGTAGAAGACAGCAGCCTGGTATTCGATGAAGATGCAAATGTGAAGACGACGCCTGTTCCCGGTCGGAAAGGCATGGCGTATGTCAATTTCGGTGAAGACAACCAGCTTCCGTTTAATATCATCAAGATGATAGGCATCGACGAAGTGATGAGCCAGAACAAGCTGTTCAACGTCATCACCTGTTACGGTGCCGGACTGAAGTACATGGACGTAGACACAAGACAGCCGACAACCCATCCCGAAATCAAACGCTGGCTGATTCACAACAGCCTGCCGCTATTCCAGCTCGAGCAGGCTACAGACATGAAGTATTTCTTTTTCTGTGTGTCGGTCATCATTCTTTCCAGGGACGGCAAAAGAATCAACCGGCTCATTCACAAAGAGGCCTGCTACTGCCGTTTCCAACAGGCCAGAAAGGGCAAAATCAATCACGTGATTTATGCCAATTTCCGCGAAAACGCTTCACTTCGTCCGGAAGACTACGAAGTCATCCGCCTGCTGGATCCGCGCGACCCGCTGGGCGACCTGATGGTACTCATGGGGCGTGAACCTGGACGCGATGGCGAAACAAGAGTCCGTACTGAAGACCGTAAATTCGCTATCCTTGTGCGCTTCCCCACACCCGGCTTCCAATATTACCCCATCCCCTACTACACCAGCATTTTCCGGGGCGACTGGTACGACATCAAGCGACTGATTGGGAAAGGCAAGAAAGCAAAGCTTCGCAACCATGCCAGCGTAAAGTACCAGGTCGAAGTACACAAGGACTACTGGAGTAACATCTGTGCGGAAGAACACATTACCGACCCGCTGAAGAAGATGGAGCGTATCAAAAAGGAGAAGGAAAACATCAAGAACTTTGTTTCCGGAATAGAAAACAGCGGCAAAGTTTGGATTACCGGATACTACATTGACCCGAATGGCCGTGAGGTCCGGATGGTACGCATCAATGTGGTAGAGACCGGCAAGGAAGGCGGCGACTGGAGCGAAGACATCCAGGAAGCCAGCAATATCACCTGCTACGGCGACAACATCCATCCCAACCTGGTAGGTGCCACACCGGGCAAGGGACAGAGTAACAACTCCGGCTCAGACAAGCGCGAGCTGTTCACGCTCAAGCAGGCACTGGAGATTCCTTTCCACGACCTGATGAACATCCCGCATAACATCGTCATCGAGTACAACGGATGGAGTGAGAAGGTGTATCCGGATGTGCCCATGGTGCTGCTCACCACCCTTGACCAGAACACCGACGCCAAACAAAAGACAGCTTCAGACCTTGAAAACAAATCCTAAAACGAATCAATATGGCTATCACATTTTCACAAGAGATTTTCGAGAAGATTTGTTCCTCTGCCACCAATTCCACGGCAGAGGTGTATGATATGATTGCTCCTCACCTGGACGACACGCTTCAAAGCATCAACTGCGTGCTGCTGGGTGACATGGCAGACAAATTAGATACTGTTCCCGGGCTCGAGCAGGCGGTCACAAAGCTGGTTTGTCTGCGTACCTATCAGGAACAGATACCACAGCTCGACCTGGTACTGACTCCCACCGGCTTCGGTGTGGTGTCTAACCAGAATCTGGCCCCGGCTTCAGCCGACAGAGTGAAGAACCTGCTGCAGCAAGTCACCAACGCAGCCGAAGATACCTACGACCGATGCCTGGAGCTGCTGGTCGGTACCAGCTGGGCAGATACGGCACAGGCCCGTATCAACATCCCGAACCTGATGTATACAGCCAAACAACTGAAGATGTACGTTGATTTTCCTTCAGCAGACGTACACCGTTCCAAGCTGCTCGAGTTCCGGACAAAGATGTACCAGGCAGAAGAAAAGATACGGCAGCACGTGTCGGCCGAGTTCTTCGACCACATCCTCGAACAGGCCCGGCACAATGCATTCACCAAAGAAGAGTCTGCCATGGCCGACTACATGTGCAAGTTCATCGGCTTCTGCATCGCAAAGAACTGGCCGGCAGCAAAGAGCATGCTGGAACGCATCGAGAACTACGCGGAATCCAAAGTAGAGGTATTCACCAGCTACAAGGACTCCGAGGCCTACAAAGTCAAACATTTCCAGACTTATCAGAATGAAAAAGATGATTCCACATACTTTTGGGGGTAGAATCCTCGACTTCCGGTTCCCCACATCCTGGCAGCAGCTCAACCAGAAGCAGCTTCGGTACGTGTTCCTGGTCATCACCCTGTTTTCTCCGGTCAAGGCTAAGACTTACGTCTTCATGCGCTTCACCGGAATCCGTGTCCGGAAGCGAGTGAAAGGAGGATGGCTCTGCACCTTCCGCCTGAACTGGCACAAGAAACTGAGGTTCATCCTTCAGGACTGGCAGATTCGCAGCTTCCTCCGACAAATTGATTTCATCTCCGAACCCAACGCTTATCCCGTCCGGCTGGACAGGATAGGCGGTCGGTATGCCATCGATGCAATGCTACACGGCTTGAGTTTCGAAGATTACCTTTGTTGTGAGAACCACTACCAGGGCTACCTGTATTCGCAGGACATTTCTCAGCTCAAATCCCTATATGGTTTCCTTTACAAGAAGAAACCGGGTGCTAGAGGCTCACTGAAAACCGCCTTTTCCCGCATCAAGGAATACGAACTGATTTCCGTATTCCTCTGGTGGGGAAGCATCAAACTGTACTTCGCCTCCCTTTTTCCCCATTTCTTTCAGCCGTTCCACCAGAGGGCCGACGCTGATCAGCCGGAACTGCCCGACCTGATGGGCGCGATGAACGCCCAGATTCGGGCACTGACCGGCGGCGACGTGACGAAAGAAAAGGAAGTCCTGCAGATGGACTGCTGGCGGGCCCTGACCGAGCTGGATGCCAAAGCACACGATATTCAAATTCTAAAATCAAAACAAAATGGACACAAGTAAATTCTTTGACGGCCATGCCTACTTTAAAGAACTGACCGAGAAGAACAAGCTGGCCAAAGCCAACTCATTCTTTCCATGTTCCTGCAGCGGTATCAATTCGCTCCAGAATGTACTCGACAATTTCCGGAAACAGTCTGCTTTCGTCTGCGTCGATGACACCAACGACGCAGCCACCGAGCAAATCGGGGGAGGCTGGTTCAAAAAGCGCACCTTCACGGTATTCCTCCTGATTCGTTACCGCTACGATGACATGAGTGAGCGTGCGGCAAAGCTGGACATCTGCCGGCAGATCTTCCGACAATTCCATTCCCGCATGATCCGTGACAAATACATCTACGAAGACCTGGATTTATCCTTCCTGAATGTATCCCGTATCTACACCCGTGAGCTGGGCGAATACTTTATTTCCGGATGCACTGGCTTGTACTTTATGGTCGAACTGACCGAACCTACAGATTTATGTTATAAGGAGGACGAATGGAATGGCTAATACAGACACAAACAGGCCGGCGGCTACCGATGAAGACCGCAGAAAATATCAGGAAGCCTGGGCAGAAATGATGGTGAATATCTGGCGTGAAAAGATTGAGAGGCTGCATGTCATTAACACTTACTCGCTTCACCAGCAGATACGCGATAACGTCATATCTGCCACGGACTCAGTATCCACCATTCAGCACAAGTTCCTGGAGTACGGCATATACCAGGACATGGGTGTCGGCAACGGATATACCAAAGGTAACGGCGGTGACTTAAAGATATTAAACCCGGTTTATCGTGAGGAACACGGGTTAAATGTGCCTCGCAAAGTTGGCCCTAAGCCCGGTGGATACTATACATCCGGCAATCCGCGTAAACCTCGAGAATGGTTTTCCCGCCCCTACTTTGCATCCATCATGGTGCTGAAGGAACAGATGGCCTACATGTACGGCGAAGAGTTCTGCGGTTTGCTTGTCGATAAAATTGAGGAAGCAAACCACAAGCGCAGCACTACTCTCAAATCACGTTTATACGGAACGCACAAACGTAAATAAAACAATGTCTTTTTGAAATCTAACTCGGTAAGTTTACTTCGTAAAAAACTCAGAATTATGGCAACAAAAACATTCGAAGAATTAAAGCAACTGGCCATCCAGATCCGCGACGAAAAAACAAACAAACAGAACACAGCCACCCGTGTAGGCACGGCAATGCTGGAACACATAAACAAGCTCGAGCAGGATTACTATGACAAAACCAAAACCGATGAAGAACTGAAAGAGCGGGATGATAAACTTACCGAGTTATCGAACAAGATGAAATCATTATCATTAACACCTGGTTATTATTTGAAGAATCCAACAGGTGAGGTTTCTTCATACGAACTTATATCAATGACGGAATTGATGCTTGTTCCTAGAAAAGGAGATACAGTATTATCAGGGATACGATTAGGTGTAGAATACAATATCGGTTTCTTTGATGAAGATTTTAATCCCCTTATATGTTCATTATCAACGAGTGGTAGCGAAATTACAGTATCACCTACATCTGAATACATACCATCTAATGCAAAGTACATGGTAGCTCATGCGAACTATGGTCAAGGTAGCACACCGTTATATGACAGACCTTTTGCGTATAATTTTAGCGAGGATATATTCACTGGTATAACCTATGATATGGTTCTAAAATTCAAAGAAATAGATAAAAAGATTGATAATAAATATCTAAGGCCATTGTCTATTACTCCTGGTTATTATTTAAAAAATACAGGTGAATTAGTTACATATTCAGCAATCGCAATGACTGAACTCATGCTTGTTCCTAAAAAATACCCTATTTATTTGAAAGATATCATTATGGGAACAGGATACTCTCTAGGGTTTTTTGATGAAGATTTTATTGCATTATCAACTGATTTGGTTGAAAAAGGAACATCGAAAACCATAAATCCAAATGATGACTATATTCCAAGCAAAGCTAAATATTTTTGTGCATTTGCAAAATATGGACAACCAACAGAGAATCCAGTATATAATAAACCTGTAGCATACTCTCAAGAAGATGTATTTACAGGGATAACTTATGATTTTATTAAACAAAGAAACAGTTACAAGATTTTTTCTAAAAGGGGTTATTTCTTTCAATAGTTCGTTAAAAATTCGCCAAGCCTAAGCGGCTTTGGCGGTAAATAAAATGAGTTCTTTGAAAAGTTTGTCAATTAATTGCGTGTTTGGTTCAAT